AACGGAGGGATGACGTTTGACGCTTGAAGAACGTTTACTCAAGCGATTCCGCGGCGTCGGCGTCACGCCCGAAGAAGCTGCGGATTGGGTAGCGGAAGCCGAGGAGGAAAGCGGACTTGTTACGGGGGACGATTCCCGTTCTGATAACGCTCTCCTTTATCTTGCGTACGCGATCGGCTGCACCGTTATCGCTACGGATGCGGCCCGTTATTTCAGGTATACTGACGCGGAGGAAGCCGTCGATAAAACGATGGTTTCCGCGCAATATCTGAAACTTGCGGCTGCGGCCCGTAAGGAGTATACGCGTCAACTTAACGGCGGCTTCGGCGCTTATATGACGACTCCGGGACGGGCGGACGGACGATGAAGCACGACGGATTTTTCGCGAAACTGAGCGCTGTATTCAAGCGAGAATCACCCGCCCAGCAGGCGCAAATATCGGCCGCTATCCGCCAAACACGGCTCCAAGTCGTTGATATTGTCGCTTCCTACGCGAAGGATGACGGATCAATTAGCCGGTCCCGCATTCCGACGCTACTCCGCGAACTAGAGTCCGTTGAGAAGGAGATTCGCGTGGTAGGTAACCGGTCGATTTTCGGAGTCATGCGTGATAGCGCAGCTCAGGCATTCGGCGGCATACGGTCGCTATTCGGCGGTAGTTCGCAAACAACAGCGGCTGGGCACTCGATCGCGGAGTACCTTGCGAAGCGGACGGGTCCGGATGGATTGCGCTTGTCGGATCGCGTATGGGATATTGCCGCGGACCATCGTGACGCGATCGGAAAAGTACTCCGCCGCGGAATCTTACGCGGGGACTCTATCGCTAGGATGACGCGTGACATAACGGAAGTTTACGCAACTGAGGATTGGAAGGCGCGGCGACTCGTCGTAACGGAAACTAACGCGGCATTCAGGACCGCGATAGGACAAGAGGCCGAGCGTTTAGATTTCGTCAGAGGTCTCCGCCTTCATCCCGGCGCGAAGCATAGCCGTAAGTGCGTTGATCTAGCGGCGCAGGACCGTCACGGATTGGGCGTCGGAATCTTTCTTCCGTCGGATACGGAAATTTACAATCCCCACCCAAATTGTACTTCATACTTGACGTTTGTACTCAAAGACGAGGAGGTGCGGTAATGCTGACGGAAGATGACGTCGAGTTTATTCGCGCGAACCGAGCGGAAATCAAGCAGCACCGCACCGAACCCGTCATTGCAGAGTTCTTAAACGGGACAGCTACGACGCTCCCCGTCATTTGGAAGGAGCCGCCGTCCCCGAACGGTGAAATCGCGCGAGGTATCGGTGATTATTCGATTACCGCGAATGATATCGCGATAACGTTTGACGCTGACGCCCCGGTTAACTCGGTTCGAATCGTTCGACGCGGAAACGGCCGTTACATTTTGACCGATATCGACGAACGCGGTCTCGGCGGCCTTAACCGATACGAGTGTCGCGCGATGCTCATACTGACGTCCGGCCAGTCGATCGCGATTATTCGCGGCGCGGAAGAAGACGGATGGAGAGCGCCGGTAGAATCGCCGCCTCCCGTAACAATGCCCGCCTACGTGTCCGAGGAGATGCGCACCGTTACGAATCAGGTCGGTGAGGAAGCGGTAACCGAGCTGCGGATCGTACTCGAAGGACTCGCGAATGTCTCTTACCGCGACAAGGTCCGGTACGTGAACGAACTCGGCGCGGTTACTGAACGCAAGCCGGTCCGAATCGCGATTAAGCGCCGGGCCGACGGAACTCCGCTTGTAACGGAGGTGTACGTCTAATGGCGTTAACAGATAACCGGATCGAAATCGATCTAACCAACCGGGCGGGCTCGATACGGACGGTACTAAACCGCTTCTTCCGCGGATTCAACCGGCGCTTTCAGGACGGGCTTGACGCAGGGGCACGCGCGGGTATTGACGAGGTGTTGGACGAGTGGAAAACGGAAGCGACCCGGCTAGCACCGAAGAAAACCGGTAAACTCCGACGTGGCATTGCGAAGAAAATCGAACGCGGAACGGTCGGAAATACGATGGGCGGCCTGATTACGGTTAAGGCGGAGAGACGCGGTTTCGACTACGCAGCATACCTCCACGAAGTCTATCCGCGCAAACACGGACCGCGATTTAAGCAGCCTACAACGCCCGGCACGATTCCGCGATTTATCGGTGAGCCGTTTAAGCGGAACCGAACGCGATGGGAGCAGACGATGGAGGACGAGTTGAGAGCGGAGTTGCGACGTAGGGGGCTGACTCGATGACGATTATTAACGATATCGTAGCGGTAGAGGCGTTCGTTAAGGCGAAGTACCCGGCGCCCGCCCATACGTATAAGCAAACGCCGCCGCTGAAGCCGGAACCGAAAACGTTCGTCGTGCGCGTGATTGATGACGGGCGAACGACGGAAACGCGTTATCATACGCGGGTTGATCGTACGTACCAAATCGTCTACTACAGCGATAAAGTCGCGGACGTCCTAACGAAAATGGATGCGCTGAGCTTCGCGTTTATGGACGCGCTGATCGTGCCAGTTAGCGGCTCTACACGGAATATCCGTGTCGGCACGTTTTCATATTCGGAACCGTTCGAGACGGAGAACGATTTATTCGCGTCAATCGGCGTTTTGACGACGGAAATTCGCGAGGCGCGGACGCAGCAACAATGGCCGATTATCGGCAAAGTTAACGTTAGACATTCTTAGGACGCTCTCCATTACGGGAGCGTTCTTTCTTATTAAAAGGAGGTTGCATATGGCAGGAGGTTCGTGGGACCCAACCGCGCTCCCGACTCAGCCCGGCTTGTACTTTAATTACGTTGAAGCAGCCGCGGCCCAGGTTAGCGGAGGTGCGCGTGGAACCGTCGCTATTCCGCTGTTGAAATACGGAGCCGGAGCGACGGAGAAGACGTTTTACACGGTCGAGACCGAGAAACAGGCGGTCGACCTATTCGGAGTAGCGAACATCCGCTCGATTTTGCTTGCGCTACAAGGCGGCGCGAAAGAGGTACTCGTCTATACGATGCCGGACGAGCCGGTCGTGGCCGATTACACAGCGATGCGTGATGCGTACGACGCCCGCCCGTTCAACGTTTTTGTTTTCGATGGCGAGTACGACGCAGCGCAACAAGCCGCTACGAAGACGTGGGTTGCTGCCAATCGGAGCGCCGGTAAACACTTCGTCGTTGTCATCGGTGGTGACGCGACAACGGACGCAACTTCGACGCAAGGTGACGCTAGGTCGACGCTCAATAGCGATGACTATATCGCTAATCTAATCAACGGAGTCGTTATCGGATCGGATACGTATACGTCGTCGGAATTCGCGCCGTGGGTGGCGGGCCTTATCGCGGGAACGGCGATCAACCGCTCGGTAACATACGCAGTGGCGCCGGTCGATGACGTGACAAAGCGGCTGACCAACGCGCAAATTAATGCTTCGCTCGCTGCTGGATCGCTTGTTCTCGTTCACGACGGCGTTAAGGTGAAAATTGTGCAAGGGCTCGTAACATCGAAGAAGAAAATCCGTTCGATCCGCGCAAGGCAGGCGATTTCGACGGATATCTCCCGGACAGCCGAGGATTCCTATATCGGTAAGCTGAACAACAACGCGGACGGTCAGGCGGCGCTCATTGTCGCGATTAAGGCGTATCTCGAAAACCTCGAACGGAATGGCGTACTTAGCGCGCCATTTGTCGGGCTTGATCCGCAGCGGCCGAGCGTGGGAGACTCCGTCTTTCTTGTTATCAGCTATCTTGAGGTCGACTCGATGGAGCGAATTTTCATTACGGTCAATATTTAACGGAGGGGGTGAGCGGATAAATGGCGGCACCATTGGATGCGCGGAAAGTTATTAGCGGTACGTTCGGTGAACTCTACGACGAAAACGGCGAGTGGCTATCGAACGTTACCGGGGTCGAGGCGTCGATCGAAATTGGCCTCGAAGAAATCAAGCTTGCCGGAACGCGTTGGCTCGGTAACAAGACGACCACGCTCAAAGGCTCCGGCACGATTAATAGTTATATGGTAACTTCGGAGTTTATCGAAAAGATGCTCCAAGTTACGGACGACCGAAGCTCGCCGTATACGACGGAACTTATCGTCAAACTGGACGATCCCGAATCGTTTGGCGCGTATCGCGTCCGGCTTAAGGCGGTCACGTTCGATAAGATTCCGATTATCAACTATACGGTTGGCGAGATCGTTGAGCAGGAGTTAACGTTTGTTTTCAGCGGCTCGGAAGTCCTCGATAAGATCCGGCCGGTATCGGCCTAGTAACGCGGAGCCTCCGGGCTCCTTTTTATTTTCGAAAATAACGGAGGTTAACGATAGATGTCTACGAAAACGACGATCGGACTCGACGCGCTCCTCGGCGCAACGCAAGACCAGACGGAGGCGGTTTATATCGCGAGGCTCGGCGTGAGCTTTACGGTTCGGGCGCTCAGTAACGAAGATATTCGCAAGGCTAACGAGCGCGCAACGGTACCGGGACCGAAAGGTACGAAGACGCGGGACGAGCGGCTGTTTAACGCGGCAGTTATCGCGCGCGGTTGCGTTGATCCTGACTTTACGGATAAGCGATTGCTCGAGCGGTACGAGGCGACGAACGCTGCGGATTGTATCGAGAAGGCGCTGTTGCCAGGCGAGCTGGCGAAGGTGATTACGGAAATCTTGCGTCTATCGGGATTCGGCGACGAGCAGGCCGCTATTGACGACGCAAAAAACTAATACGGGCGGGCGGAGACGCATATTTGATGCACGCCATATTCCAGCGCCACCATATACCGCCCCACGAAGTTTACGCGATGGATCGACGCCATCGCTTATTTTTGTTTGCTTCCGAACTTGTCGCGATTGAGGACGCGGACAGGGCGCGGAAGGAAGCGGAGAGGAGGTAGCGGATGTCGTTTGATTTACTCGGTAAGATTCGCGTAACAACGGCCGGAGTCGGAAGCGCGCTAGGTCAGCTCGGCAAGTTAACGGCTGCTGTCGGCGGTGTTGCGTTGGCATATAAAGCGGTTGATACCGCGATGAGTTCCGTTAAAAAAGCGATGGACTTTGAGGCGCAATTATCGTCTATCAAAGCGTTAACCGGCGCAACGGCCGACGAAATGGCGCGGATGCAAAAGCTGGCGCTAGAAATGGGCGCGGCTACGAAATATAATGCGCTTGAGGCGGCGCAAGGTATCGAGGAATTGCTGAAAGCGGGGTTAACGCCCGCGACCGTTGAAGCTGGCGGACTTGAAGCAGCGCTTAACTTGGCGACGGCGGGCGGACTCGGACTAGCAGACGCAGCCGAGATTATGTCGACGGCGCTAAACGCGTATCGTAAGGACGGAATGCAGGCGGCCCAGGCTGCGGACATCCTCGCGGGCACAGCGAACGCTTCCGCTACTGGTGTCGAGGATCTCCGGTTGTCTCTAGCGGCGGTTTCCGCGGTTGCTGCTGGCGTCGGACTAACGTTCGAAGATACGAATATCGCGCTCGGCCTATTCGCGAACAGCGGACTTAAGGGATCGGATGCCGGTACGTCGCTTAAGACGATGCTCCAACGGCTGCAGCCGACCACTAAGGAGCAGACGAAGTTATTCCGCGCGCTCGGTCTCGTTACGGCTGACGGTTCGAACGCGTTCTACGACTCAAAAGGCAACATCAAGTCCATGCAGTCGATTTCGGGGACGCTCCGGAAATCGCTCGGTAAGTTGACGAACCAACAACGAGCACTTGCGCTTGAGACGATGTTTGGTACGGACGCAGTGCGCGCCGCTAACATCCTATTTAACGAAGGTGCGGACGGGGTCGCAACGTTTAGGGACGAAATGCTCAAGGTAACCGCGCTGGATGTCGCGGAGGAAAAAATGAACAACGCAGCCGGTGCGGTTGAACAATTCCAGGGTGCGCTCGAAACACTGCAAATTAGCGCACTCATGCCGACTATGCCGTTAATCAAGCGATTTGCGACGAAGGCTGCCGATATGGTTGACCGGTATACACCGGAAATCACCGCCGCTATGGAGCGCATGACCGCAAAGGCATCGCAGTATATTGACGAGCACTTTACGAACAATCCGGAGTTTCAGAAGATAACGACGCTCGAAGGCAAAATCAAGTTTATCTACGAGGACATTATGCGGTCCTTTAACGAGTGGATGGACGGAGGCGGTCGCGCTAAGATTGCCGCTATTTCGCAAGATATCGTCGACTTTATGGGGCAAACCCTGAAAGCGTCGCAGCCACTAATTGACGCAGCAATTGAGGTCGGAAAGTCGATAGGCTCCGGTATGCTGCGAGGTCTGAAAGAGTTTGCGACGCAAAATCCGGAACTAGCGTCGGTACTGGCCTTCGCCGCGACTCCGGGGCCGTTACAGGTTAAACTCGCCGCAGCCGGAGTAACTTACGGGATGCCGACTTTTGACGAGATCGGCAAGACGGTCACGGACGATAAGTTGACGTTTGGCGAGAAGTTCAAGGAGTTGTTCAAAGCTGACGGACCGCTCGGTTTCGATACCGACTCTATCATGTCCGCGAGTAAGTGGCTCGGTTTTAAACCGGACGGTTCCCAAGCCGCCGGTATCGATTACGTCCCTTATGACGGCTATATTTCGCGTCTCCATAAAGGAGAGACTGTCCTCACCCGCGAGGAATCGAAAAGTTACCGGGAGAGTGGCGGTAACCCGAAGCCGCCCGTAAACATCACGGTACAGCAGATGGTCGTACGCAATGATAGCGATATCGATAAGATTGCCGGTCAATTAGCGCGACTACTGGCGCAGTAAAGGAGGCGTAATGTGGAGTTTTGGCTGAAGTTTAACAACGATGCCGAGCGGATGTGGCTTCCGGTAAATCCGTCGGAAATTACGGTCGAGTCGGCGTTCGGATTCGAGGACGTAACGGTCTCCAATTTCGGCGAGCGTACGATTATCGGCAACAACCGGCTTAGTTCGATATCATTTTCGTCATTCTTCCCGCGGGACTTTAACGCTTCCTATTGCGCGTATTCCGATTTGCCCGATCCGTGGACAGCGGCGCGGACGATCGAGCGGTGGCAGAAGTCAGGGAAACCGGTTCGATTCGTCGTTACGGGGGCGGCCGCAATCAACATGGCGGTTACGATCCGAAACATTTCGTATGGAGAGCGTGGCGGTCAACCGGGCGACGTTTACTTTACGCTGGACCTGAAGCAATACAACTTCGGCAAACTATCGCGGAAATCGGATACAGTCGCGAACAAGGGGCCGGAGGTCCGAATTGCAGCGGCGCGTCCGTCTACGAAGGAAGTACCGGAATCATACGTCGTTAAGCGTGGGGATTCGTTATGGGCGATAGCGGCGCGGGTTTACGGTAAGGGCGATCAATGGCGGACGATTTACGAGAAGAATAAGGCGGTCGTCGGCAAAAATCCGAACCTCATTTATCCGGGGCAAAAGTTGGTGATTCCGAGCGTTGGCTAAAATAAAGCTTCTATATAATAATGACGTTTATTTAGAGCCACTCGTTAAAACCGTAGTCTGGTCCGGTGAGGTCGGATTGCCGCACCGCTCTCTAATGGTGACGCTAGCCAATACGTTTAACGCGGAGGATCAGGCGGTCCGCTTCGAGCTCGGCAAGGAACTCCGGTTCTACGCGGAAATAGACGGTACACTTACCGGACTCTTCCGCGGAATCATATTTTCGTACGAGATAGACTCGGCGGGCCGCGCCGTACTTTTTGCGCATGACGAGAACGTGTATCTAACGAAAAACTCCGACACTCGGAAGTTTACGAAGATGACGGCTTCCGCAATTATCCGGGACCTCTGCAAATCCTACGGAATCCCGACCGGCTCTATTACGGACACTGGCTACGTTATTCCGCGTGCCATATTCCGCGAGGCTGGCGTATGGGCGATGATTAGCGCTTGCCTGACGGAGACGCGCAAGCAGAACGGGCGGAAGTTCCGTGTATGGGCGTCGAATGGCGCGCTCAACTTAACCGAGCGGAAGGAAACGGTCGTCCGCTGGATGCTCGAGGATGGCGTAAATATACTTAACGCTAACCGGTCGCAATCGATCGAGGAAACCCGGACGGTCGTAAAGGTTATCGGCGGTGACGATGAGAAACCGATTAGCGCTACGGAGAAGGACCCGGCGATGATTGCGAAATACGGTACGATGCAACACGTCGAACGCGCTGACATGTCGTTAAACAAATCGCAAATTGCGCAGCTCGCGAAACAGCGGCTCGCGGACCTTGCGAAGATTGACGAGGAGGTAACGGTTGAGGCGCTTGGGATTACGGAGGTGATTTCGGGTGTTGCCGTTTACGCATTCGAGGGTATGACGGAAATCGTCGGCGGATATTACGTGACCGCAGACTCCCATACGTTCGAGGACGGAGCGCACCGGATGGAGGTAACGCTGTCGAGGACGGATGACTTACCGAAACTCGGTTACGAAGACGCGTTCGAGGAAGTCAAGGCAGCGAAGAAAAAGGCGAAGAAGAAAGAGAAGGAAGAAAGCGTAGTCGACCGGTTAATAACGGATATTCAAAAAGCGAACGGAGGATAACGGATGGGAACCGAACTAGCGGAAGGCAGCGGTCGTGCTAAGTTGCGCGGAGTCCTCGAATCAATCGGACAGTCCGGCGAGGTCAGTATCGAACTCGCAATGGTCACCTCTCCGTTACCTTCCGTCCGGATTAAAATCGACAATATGCCGATCGAACTTGACGCGGACGACCTCGTTATTTGCGAACATCTTACCGCCCATAAGCGGACGGCTTCAATTAACGGTGGCGCGCCGGTTGATATCGAATATGAGGCGGCTCTGGAATCGGGGGATCGTGTTGTTGTAGCGGCAATAAACGACGGTCAGCTTTATATCGTAATCGATCGGATAGGGGGCGGTTAAGCTGGCGTTTAGTCCGTTGGGAACTACGGAAGAGGACGAGAGCCCGGTCGCCGTCCTTCCGCTAAAAACGTATGCTCTTGATTTAAGTGGGACTATTGACGGCCGGGACGCGATATTGCAATTCGTTGATAAGGCGGTTCGGACCGCGCGATACCGGTTTCCGATCTACGATTGGGACTACGGCTGCGAAATCGATGACTTAATCGGCCAGGACGTTTCAGTCGCGTTGCTAGAGTCGGAGATACCGCGAGTCATTCGCGAGGCGCTTATTTACGACGATCGGATTGACGATGTTGGCGGATTTACCATACGGAGAGAGGCGGACAATTTGTACGTCTCTTTTTTCGTTACGGTCAATGGCGAGAATATACCGTCGGAGGTGACTATCTAATTGTACGAGAATCAAACGATGGCTGAAATATTACAGCGGATGCTCGACGCGAGTCCGTCCGATATTGACAAGCGCCAAGGCTCGGTTTCGGCGGACCTCTTATCGCCGGCCGCGATAGAATTAGCGCTCGCCTATGTTGCGCTGGATAACGTACTAGCGGCCGGATTCGCACCGACGTCGTATGGTACTTATCTCGATATGCGAGCGGATGAGTACGGACTGTCTCGGAAGCCTGCGGTAAAAGCTAGCGGTTCGTTAACGTTTAGCGGACCGGCTGGGACCCTCATTCCGGCGGGTACAGTCGCGTCAACTGGCGGTTCGGCTCCGACGTACTTCGAAACAACGGCAGCCGCTACGGTTGGCGGGGGCGGTACGGTAGCAGTCGCGGCAAAGGCGCAGGAGGCGGGAGCTTCAGGTAACGTGTCAATTGGCGCGGTTAACGTCCTACTCGGCGATCTCGTCGGGATCGTTACGGTAACCAATCCGGTTAACTTCGAAGGCGGCGCGGATCAGGAGACGGACGAGGCGCTCTTATCGCGCTATCTCGAACGGGCCAGAAGACCCGCAACATCCGGCAACGCGAATCAATATCGTCAATGGGCGCTCGAGGTGCCGGGTATTTCCGACGCGAAAGTCTATCCGGTATGGGCCGGTGGGGGAACGGTTAAGGTCGTGTTACTCGATGACGAGAAGACGGCCCCGGCTCCGTCAGTTGTTGCGGAAGTCGCCGCCCATATCGAAGAGCAGCGGCCTATCGGCGCGGACGTAACGGTTGAGGCCGCGGTTGAAATACCGATCAATGTCAGCGTAGAAGTGACGCTGGCGCCCGGCGCTACGGTGGCGGAAGTGCAGACGCAGATTGAAGATGGAGTCCGCGCGTACCTGGCTTCGTTGGCATTTACGGACCCTCTCGTACGGTGGACGCGGATTTCGAACGTTATTCTCGACATCCCGCCGGTGGTTGACTATGCGGACCTACTCGTTAATGGCGGCGGATCAAATATCGTAATCGCGGACGGTGAGGTCGCGGTGCTAGGGACGGTGACGGTAACAGATGCGGACGCTTAACGTAATACAGCGCGCGATGCACGATTACTTACCGCTGTACTACGCAGATGTGAAGCCTGCGAACAACGTAGTCGACCGCGAAGCTGATGAGATTGCAGCGCTGAATGCCGCGGTTGATAGCGTGCTCGCGCAGTTTTTTATCGGGTCGGCTACGTGGGGGCTTTCGCGGTGGGAAGAAATATTCGGAATAGCGGTTGATACGCTAAAACCGATTGAGCAGCGGCGCTCCGTTATCAAATCGAAGCTGCGCGGAATCGGAACGGTAACGCCCGCTCTCATCGAACAAGTCGCGGAAGCTTACGATAACGGCGACGTTGAAGTGACGGAGGACAACTCAAACTATAACGTTACGATTACGTTTGTGAGTACGCTTGGGATACCGCCGAATCTCGGTGATATTTTCGCGGCGATTCGCGAGGTCCTTCCGGCACACTTGACGGTCAACTTCGTGTTCCGCTTTTACACATACGCGGAGCTCGCGGATAGCGGGATAACTTACGGCGGGCTGGCGGCAACTGGACGGACATACGACGAATTATATAACGGAGGACTGACGTAAACATGGCCGAAACACCAAACGCGGGGCTCCCGCTAATTGAACCGAATATGACGGCGAACGTTCCGCGCGACTTTAACGCGCTGGCCGAGGCGGTAGACGGGGCAATCGGGGAATTA